ACTTCAAAAGAAGAAAAGCTTGAAGCTGAAAGAAAAATAAAAGATATGATAATGGGTTACGAAGCTAACATGCAACAGCAAGTAACTAAAAGATGGAAAGTCGATATGGCTTCTGATTCTTGGTTATCAAAAAACATAAGGCCTTTAGTTCTTATATTTTTAGTAGTATCAACAGTATTAATGATATTTATTGATGCTGGTGTTATTGCTTTTGAAGTAAAAGACACTTGGGTAGACTTATTACAATTAGTATTAATAACTGTGATCGGCGCTTATTTTGGCGGTAGATCACTAGAAAAAGTAAAAAAATAAAATGGGACAAAATTCAACAGAAGTAGCATACGGTTTCGGCCAATTTGGATCTACTTATTTAACTGGCGACGGTGCTAAGCTAGATTTAGATGGTACTAGTGCTAAATATTATATATGCGCTATAACTATGACAGAAGACGTAACGTTTCAAACTTTAGGTATACTAGATGGTGGAGTTGACCTTGGTATGGGCAACACACATTACGCTTCTACAGAAGATACTCAAACTTTAGATACTGACTGGGGAGCCGTTACAGACGCTAGTGACGATGATGGTAAGGTTATTACAACGTCACACACGTTTCCAAAAGGAGTTACTATATATGGCATGTATGACTTTGTAGAACTAAACTCTGGAGCTTGTGTTTGTTATGTAGCCCCAAGACCAGATTATCATAAAAGAGCATAATGTTAGGATTAGGTAATAGCATAACTTATAACGCGCCTTTATATGACGCTTTTACATGGGTACCAACTGATGTAAGTGGATTAGTGCTTTGGCATAGAAATGATACTAATATAGCTGTAGGTCAATGGAATGACTCTTCTGGAAACAACAATCATGCAGTTCAATCAACTGCTGGTAACCAAGCTGCAATAGAGAGAGGTGGCTTTCATTTTGACGGTACGGACGATTTTTATGAATATAGCACTCAATTAAACATAGGTGAATCTGAAGCTTACACTTTAGCTATAGTATATAAACTTGATGTTATTGATACTTCTAATAAAGCTACTATTTTTTCAAAAGACGCAAATTCAACTTTCTTTGAATTTTTTGATTCAGATACCGTTAGAATAAACTACAATGGAAACGTAGTTAACCTAAATGGTGGTTCTCATGCAGCGGGATCAGATAAAATACTAGTAGCTACAAGAAGCACTAGTGGTGCTCATAAGCTCTATGAAAATGGATCTGACACAGTAGTAACAACAGCAACTAAAAAAGGTGTCGCTTTGTGGGAAAACCTTGGTATAAGAAACGACAACGACAGAGCTTTTAACGGTAGGATATACGAAGTTATGGTTTGGGATAACGTAGAGTTTAGCGGTGCTGATTTAACTAACTTAAACACTTATTTAACTAACGTTAAAAACGATTTATAAAAATTAAAATTAAATTAAATAAAATGGCAAAAAGAAAAACAAAGAAAGTCGAAAAGGCTACAAAAATTACAAACGACGAATTAAATAAAGTACAATCAATTATTAATAACATAAATAGAGCTCAACTAGAAATAGGTGGTTTTGAAACTAAAAAACATAACATGCTACATCATATAGGTGTTTTGCAAGATGAGTTATCTAAACTTCAAGTTCAATTTAAAAAGAACTATGGTACTGACGATGTTAATATTCAAGATGGTACTATAAACTACGATAAAAATGAGCAAACTAATTAGAAAAATTACTGTAGGTAAAGACTACAAGGAAAACGCTATGCACTACGCTGTAGGCCAAGATGTTTACGGTGGGCATACTATATGTGATATAATAGAAGAAAAAGACAAATATTCTATTTACATTAGAAAAAACAAAGATGTGCTACCTTGGAAAGACTTTAACAAAAACATGGCAGTATCTGTAGAGTATAACTTAGAGTACTAATGAAGGCACCTTTTGACTTTGTTATAGAGCCAAAAGGTAATAGATATAACAATACTAAAAAAGTTGGTAGTAAAGATCTTATATTAAACACAGAGATATTTAACCACCAGTTTATAAACAGAGAAGCTATTGTTAAGTCTGTACCTACGGCTTATAATACTAAAATAAAACCAGGCGATACAATTATAGTGCATCATAACGTATTTAGACGTTGGCATGATGTTAGAGGTGTTGAAAAAAATAGTAGAAGTTACTTTAATGAAAACACATATCTTGTAAAGCCAGATCAAATATTTTTGTATAAAAGAAATAATAAATGGTTAGCTACAGATAAATATTGTTTTGTACAGCCTATAAAGCAAAGAGATAAATTAAAACCAGGAGAAGAAGAAGAGTGTATAGGTATAGTTAAATACACTGATGGCGTTAACAATATTGGTGACCTTGTAGGTTTCACACCTTTTTCAACTTATGAGTTTGTAATCGATGGTAAAAGATTATATAGAGTTTTAAATAAATTTATTACAATTAAATATGAATACGAAGGAAACGAAGAAGCTTATAATCCAAGCTGGGCACAAAGCAGTTGAAGAATTAATTAACGTTGCAAAAGAAAAGATTATTACTAATACAGAAGATGACGTTAGCGCTGATAGATTAAAAAATGCCGCGGCTACTAAAAAACTAGCAATATTTGACGCATTTGAAATACTTAACAGAATACAAGAAGAAGAAAA